CGAATTGATGATAACAACTTCACCAGTAGATTCCGCGCGCATCAACATACCTGAAGCCAAATCTACTGTAGTTGCTACAGTAAAAGTAGTGTCAGTAGCATTGGCAACCGCTGCATCCAAATTAAACCTAGGAAACAACATGGTTTTTGTAAAAAACCCGTGCTCAACTTGTGCAGCAGTTTCAGTAGGCAACATCGAAGTCAGGCCAAATAGAGGCGCTTGGCCATTTGGCATGAGTCGAGTAATCATCGACGCAAATGACTTTACTGCAAGATCTTGAGTAAAGCCGCTAGTGCTAAAAATACCGGTAGTCATTTAAAATTCCTTTAAACAATAAAAACAGGTTTAAATAAAGTGAATGAAAATTAAAGAACTCGCCATTCCACTGTGGTGGAGGACAGTTTAGTAATTACAATAATAGAATAAGTGTTGGCAACCGTAGTTGCGCGGCCGGCCAAAGTTACACCAACCCCAGCAACATAAGTGGCAGCAAAAGCAGTAATCACTGAAATAAGTACAGTAAAACTATCACCAATATCCATATCTGGATTTGCTGCAAGCATTAAAACTGCTGTAGGCGTGGTAAGATCTCGACCCGCGGTAAATCCAGTAAATTGAATTAATCCGCCAGCTAGTTGTGCTACGGTCAGAGTTGCAGCAGCATCAGTCGTAACAACTACTGGAGTAAAGAACGCCAACAAACCATCACCTGCCCTAGCAGGACGAACAAGAGTAGCTGCACTAGAAACTAAAGCACGAAGAAAGCCCATGATGTATTCCTTGAAGTAGTATTAATAAACACAGAAAGAATTAAGTTTTACCCATCGCATATGCATCCCAATCTTCTTCTCTGGCTGAGGTTTTAGATTCTGGCTTAGCTGGATTAAATTTTCCGGCTGCAGAAACCATCCACTCTTTGGCCATGTCATTTAATTCAGTTGCAGTTGCGCTGGGGAATTTTTGCTCAAGCATCGACTGAACTGCCGAAATAACTGGAGCTACTGAGGGGTCTTTAAATGCGGCACTTTGAGAATGTAATCCATCCCGCATTTGTTGTTTTTTTACCATCGAAGGAACTTGATTTGCAAATTCCATCTTGGCTTTGTTTACTGCTGTTTCAACCAATTTTTGGGCAACTACTGTAGATTGTCCATAAACTGTTTGAGCAGTTTTATTCAGGAGTTGGGCAAGAGCTTGTACAGCTTCTTCTCCTCCAGCAGATATTTTCTTGAGACTTTCCTGATCTAATACTTTTGTGAAATCAACCTTTCCGGCTGCTTCCATCATCTTTTCAGGGCTTAATCCAGATTCTGCAGAAGAATTTTTGCTTTCATCCTGTTTAACAGGTTCCCATAAAGTAGCAAACTTGTCATCTGGGGATTGTTTAATAGGGCCTTCTGCCGCATTGGGAGGTACAACTCCATTAGGAGCAGTTTGTTCTGAAGAGCTTGGAGAAAGCGGAGCCTCGTTTGTATTAAGGTTATTTGTAATTCCAGGAGGAGCAGGCGGCGCAGCAGGAGTAGCGGCTGGGCCAAAGATTTTTTGCATAAATGACATGATAGTTTCCTGAGAGATTTAATGATCCAAGGGAGTTTGAATTACAATCGTCTGAGCGCCCGGATCAAATTGTGTTTCCGCTTCAGAAGACAGTTGAATAAGATACTGTAAAGATTTAATTGATCCTTGCAACTCTGCCTCTCGTTGAATAAATTGATTAGGGTGCGCAGGATCAAATTGAAGAAGGCATTTCTCAGAGGCTAGAACACAAATTTGATTTTGGATTACCTGCTTTTGAACCCCTGAAAGAAGTGTTCCTTGTACAAATTCTTCAGGAGAAATAATCCAAGATTGAAACAAAGAATCAGGATTAAGTTGCGCCATTTGTAAGACCTCCGTTTGAGCTTCCAGAAAGTTGTGCTTGTCCTTGTGCTTCAGGATTTTGCATATTTGGATCATATCCAAATTGTTGGGGAGTAGGCATTGGAGTTGAGATTTCCACTCCTTTTTCAGCTGCTTTCATTGCTACTGCGTTCCAAGCTCCTAAAGCTTGTTCATATGATTGTTGAGCAGGAGATTTTTCAAAAGGGCTAAGATCAACATTTTCCGCTTTCATAATATAAGAAAACAGCGGACCAATATTGTATGCTCCTGCAATGGCTTGAGAAGTTCCAATAACCTGCATTCCCATTTTTAAGGCATCAGACGAGATTACTTTCTCAGAAGGAAGTAATCCATCCGTAACTTTGAAATTCAATACAGCTTTACGAAGCTCTAAAGGATCGATCTGAACATTTTTTCTTTGAGAAGGAGAATAGATTGATCCAGCCCCCTGGTACTGAAGCATGTTTAATTTTAATACTTCTTTTATTGGAGTAAACACCTGAGCTTCATATAGAAGTGCAGTCATTTGATCCTGAGAAGTAGCATTAGACATTGTGGACGACCACTGGCCGTCAGTTTTATTTCCTTTAACAAATTGACCCTGCCGAGCAGGATTCTGCCCACCAAGAGTACTTGCAAAACCTGCCAAGCTTTGAATTTCCTGCATAATAAGACCAGATTGATCATCTCGATATGGAAACTGATAAACTGATTCTCCTACAGGCTTTCCATAAGCAGCAGGACGCACAGGAATTTTAGCTGAAGGATTGGGAGAATTAATGTGAGCTTCAGAAACTCGTGAAGGATCATAAAGAAGCCTGTCAGTTACAGAACGCCTACGCGCTGCAAGAACTGAATTCATTAGTGCGGATGAAACCTGCTGAAAAGGCAGTGCATCCGAAGCCAAAGATTTTGTTTGATAACTCAATCCATCTTCAGCAGGGCAACCAAAAAATACTGGGATTTTTTCGTGCGCATTTGTTTGTCGCTCTGCATAAATAATCACGGAGTGATTTACAATAATTAGCTTCCAAACCTGAGGAGTATTGGGAGCAGGAACTCGAAGTTGAAAATCAGATGGAATTATTCTGACATACTCCGTAGAGACTTCGTATACGCCTCGATAATTAATCTGGTTTGATCCTAGAGTTTGGTTTTTCATTCCAATCCACCCAAGCCAATCAAACGATCCTAGAGTATCTGGATCCATAAGAGCATTTGGATTTATGGCAGGTAAATAGTAAGAAGATCCATAAGCTCCAGCATCTCCCACATTAAGAAGAGAAGGAGAAGAAAATGCAGGTATTACATTTTCAATAATTTTATTTGAAAGAGAATTAATGAAAGTTTTTAGTGCTGTGCGAGACATGATCTCTGTACGTCCACAGAACTCTCCTTTAGTAGGAATATCATACGCCTCGCATCGGGAATCAAAATATGTATTATATGGATCCCAGCGTTTAAGACAATTACCTTGCCAAATAACCTCTTTAACCCTAGCTTCTGCCCCTGCTTTTAAAGAGAGATCAGTTTCTAAAGCTGCTGTGGCCACACTGTGCCAAGCAACTTCAATAGCTGAAAGGTTATATTTAAAGCCATCCCCAAAAAACAATAGAAGCTCTCTAGCCCAAGCTCCGCGAACAGAATTCTCTTCTATTACTGCTTGCATTTGTTTAGCCGCAGAAATGAATTGAGGATCTGAAACTACCCCAAAAATAGGGTAGTCAGTTAAAAATATAGCGGCTTGGTAAGCTTTAGCTGCTTGAACTTGAGGCTTGATAATTGGAATTGTGACATTCTGGATTTTATTCGAGTCGCCATATGCATTTGCAATTTGCGCCCGTCGATTTTCTATTGTGTAGTCCTGTTCACGAATGTACGCTAGATCAATCTGACGCATCTGTTCGCGAATATTCCACTGCCTATCAACTAAAGTTGATGCAGTTCTGTGATATTGAATCAACCCCTCTTGGGTAGTTTTTGAAAGTGGAAATGTTTGGGTTGCGGCCATGTGTGGAATGTCCTAGCTATTTTTAAGAATGGAGAACAGCTTTTACTTAATGGAGTCTTTTACAGCTTTTGCTCTAACTGCTGCGTCAATAATTGCTTTAATCACTGGATCGTCGTCCAATTTGCCTACCGCATGTTTGTCTAAAATGAGGTTTGAAATATTTTCTTCTACGTAAAATTTAGATGAGTTAGGAACTGTAGTGTAATCTTTTGAATTAAACATACCTTCTACAGCCCTGGCCTCTGCTTCTCCAGCAAGTCTTTGATAGTTTTTAAGGCTGTCATCTTTAACAGCACTTAGTTTATGATATGCATTAACTATTTCCTGGTGCCTGTCATCTACAGCCTTTTTAGCTTCTACTCCTGAAGTGTTTTTCCATTGCTGTTTAAGAGTATTTCTTGCATCCACTAACATAGACAATGCATCATCTAATTTCTTGGGATTGTTTAAAAAGTTTTTTGGGTTGCCGCCCGAAGGCATGTCAAAAGTATGTTGCATTGAGTGTTGAACTTCGTGCAATAAATTAGAAATAAATTCTTTTTCACTATTTGTAGGTCCTATCATAATATGTCCACTGTCAGGATGAAAGGAAGCATCATTAAATCCGAAGGCTCCCCTTACAGGAATATCAGCAGATCCAGGTACCTTAGAAAATAATTCTGGGTGATCAATAAGTCTAGATAGCGGAGTATCTTTCCATGTATCTAGAGCAATATCTGGCCAACCTTTGAAAAGCTCGGAAATATCATTGAGCTTTACGTCTTTGTCTGAAATAACCGTTCTCAAATCTTCTACCAGAGGCGCTGAGAATATGCCTGTTTTAGAATATACTTCTTGAGCATCTGCACCTGATTTCAATGCTTTGCTAGCTTCTCTAATCTCTTTAAAAGATTTTATTCCAAGAGCAGGAATAATTATAGCTTTTGCTCCTGTCCCAAGACCTTGAGGAGAAAATAAGCCACCAAGTTTTTCTTGGCTTGACCCAGAGCTTTTAGATCCTGTAATCTTTTCAAACATCTGAGAAGATCGATCTTTTTCTCCTAGATAGTTTGTGTCTCCAACAATCTTGTCTACAATATCTGCAATAAATCCAGGAATATCTGTGGTAACAGCTTTAAGCGTTCCGCGGGCAAAATCTTTTAGCCTAGTTTGAGTAGCAGCCGCTTCAATGTTTTGCTTAGCTATTTTGTCTGCTAATCTAGCTTTATGGGCAGCTTCAATACTTTTAGCAGAATCCATATTGGAATTGTTCAGATAATTAAAAGGAAGAGGTTTCTAATACAGAGAGCACTGGAATTGCTTTAAACTCTTGCATTTCAATTGTGAGCAAAGATGCAATAAGACTTCCATACAATTCCAGTACTTTTGGGGCATAGGTAATTAAATCTAAAATACCGTCCACATTGTTTGTTTTTGTGGCATTAAATGAATTGATTTGTGAAAACACCTGTTGACGAACTGCCTGAGTAAGATATTGCTCTTTAGCAAGCAGTCCTTTAAACATCTCTAAAATTCTTGAATTTTTTGATCTCTGACCTGAATAGATGTCAACACAGTGAATTCCAATAATACCGCGCTGCTGACAAATAAAATTAAACCAATAAAGGAGAGAGTATTGATAAGCGTTTGACTCGCAAGCCACTAGGGCGCAGTTGTATTTGAAGCATAGTTTAAGTGATTCATCAATAGAATCACCAGGGGACAGTCGACCTTCTTTTATTTCTCGGCATACTGCTTTTCCATCCCAAATTTCAAAGTACCCAATTGATACAGCGTCTGAGTTAGCTTTATCATTTGATGGATCAATTACTATAAAATTACCTTGGTGAATTGATCCAGATGCAATTTCTTCTTCATAAGGACACTGAGGAATTTTAGATGTGTCTAGAAGCAAATTGACAGAAGCGTTTTCATCATTCAATACCTCTGCATAGAAAACCTCCGGGCGACCCGAAGAAAGATCATTTTGAAATTCTTTTTTAAGCTGCTCAAGAGGTTGAAGTTCTTCCCAAAGAGATTCAAATGTACCGTCACTGCGTTGAATAATTCCGCCGGCAATGAACTTCATCCAAGTAGGATTAGATTTTAAACGCCGAAGAATACTCCACTTTGTGGGATACATATTCCCAATAAAGATGAAGAGACATCCATGAGGCGATTTAGCCTTCATAGCTGTACCAATAAGATCTGTCTCTAATTGAAGAGACACTACATCAGAATCAGCGTCTTGTCTAGATTGAATGTCATCAAATAACATTACGTCCGGACGCTGGTGTTTTACATTTAATCCTCGTACAGTTTCTACAGTGCCTGCACAAAGAATTATATTTCGACCTCGAAAGCCGAATTTTTTCATTACAGCTTGATCAGTTTCAAGCCCTATTCTCCAATCTCCAAAAGCTTTTTTAATGTTCGGCTCATCTAAAAAGTCGCACACATCGGATAAGATTGCCACTGCTTTCTTTTCATTGTGTGCGCAGATTAATATGAAGGTGCGTTTAGTAAAAAGAATTACATAAAGCAGAAAAATTTTTGCAAAAGTAGTTTTACTAAAACCTCGGGGAAGTCCAATAGCAAGCTGAGAGAAGTCTCGCTCTTTGTGAATGTATGATAAAAGCCAAGCCCAAATCTGTTGAAATACGTCAGGAAAAAAGTAACGAAAAATTGATGGCAATGCAAGAGCAGCCAGGAAATCTAAAGAAGTCTTGGCTAGTTCTTGGATTTCTGCTAAGTTAAATGAGCCTTCAATAGTAGATTCGGCAGGAGCAGATTCGCTTGAAGACGGTTCTAACTCTAGCGCCTTAGAAAGATCTGTATTTACATTAAGCTTTGTCATTATTTATGGTTTTGCTTTAATAAATAGGTCTCTTAGCTAAAAGAGTTTTCATGGCAAGCAAGTGCACGCGAGCCGCTTCTTTATTTCGTGCAATTAACTGCTCTTGTTTTTGAACAAGTTGGGCTGCTTTTTCAAGTTGTTTCATATGAATAAAAGTGATTGCAGACATGATGTTTATCCGGACTGAGAATTGTTTGGTACAACTACAGCTGTTATATCAACTACCAAGTCTTTCATTTTACCTGACTGTATAGTAAGAAGATCTTGTTGACCAGCTTTGATGACTTGATTTTTTGCGTTTGTTTGAAAATGCTGCACAATTTGTACTGGAATTGTAAGCTGAATTATCGTATGCTGCTGTGCAAGAGATTCCGGAGCGCTTTGGCCGCGTCTTTTTGCAGAGTTTATTGTTTGATATGCACGAATGAGTTCAAACGGCTTATATAAATGTGGAATAATGTTTTCAAGCTTATCCAATAAAACATCTTCAAGTTGATCTGCTTTGTTGTCTCTTTTATTGTGAGATAAGAGATTGTTAAACCTCTTTTCTGCTACAAGGGTGGAAAAATTCTCATCCGACAAAAGCTGAGAAATTCGTGAAACTGACAATCCAAGCGCACTTGCGGTTTGTTCCGGCCCAACTCCAGCCCCCAAAAGCTCTAAAGCCCTGGATTCTGTAGAAGACAAGTTTTGGATTTGAAGAGAAGTATTTTCAGTCATAATATAAACAAGGAAAGAAGTAGAGGCCGCATTAGGATAGACTGCTGGATAGACTGCTGTGATTATGACATAAAAAAGTTTCCGAACTGTCGGGGATAGTGAATTACAGATATAACAAATATGAATCACAAGGACACTCAAAAAAATTTAGTAAAATCTTAGAGGTTGTTTAGGATAGAGCGGCTACAAAAACCCAAAAAAGTCCCTTGGGGGTGGGAAAATCCATACAGTAGTGCGAATGAGAATGATTCGTGTTCTCATTTACACTCTCATTTACACCCTCATTCGCATTGGCGCCAGCTGGCATACATGCAATATAGTGCAGGTTACATAGTGTAAAGGCATTATAGTTCATTCACACATTGTAACAAGGGAGATAGCACGGCTAAGTCGTTGATTCTATTGGTGTTTTCACATTGTGGAATATCGAGATGTCGAATTGTCTTACACTGAGCAGGGTGGAAATTGTTACATATGCGCTAAGTTGTTGATTCTATTGACTTTTTTGGGGTTGGCACGCGGACTGCTATATAGATGGTGTTGGCTGGCCTTTTGTTTTAACTAGATTTAGGTTAGCTG